GGAACCTGTATCGGCGTGCTTTCCCTTTTTCCTATAATCGGCACATTATATTTGTCAATGAAATATTTGGGGTCTATTTCGAACCTGTCCAGTAACAGTTTCTCATAGGCAATTTGCTGTTCAGGTGTGAAATCTATACCCTCGTACCAGTCGAAACGATAACCATTGAGCGGGAAGCCATGCTTTATCATTTTGGGGATAAGCTGGAAGTTGATGACATCCCTCAATTTATCGGCATCCTTGCTGACAAGGTTCTTGAGCACCTCTAAATGCACCTCACTCTGTGAGAGGCTGCTGCCGTTCTCCGTCGTCATGGTTTCGGTGAGTATTCCTTTTGAAAGTTCTGAATTAGCCCGGTCTATGCGTTTGTCGAATACATTATAAGCATCTCCACGTGTGGATTCTATGATCTCTATTTCGGTCCCTTCAGGAAACAAAGCCCAACCTGCCGCTCCCATCGAGCCCAGCATTTTCTCTATCCGGTCCTGTTCTTTCGGGTCGCGGCTTGTCGTCTTTCCCATTCCGAAGATTTCGGAAAACATATCCCAGAATGCACATACATTTTTTTTAGGAATAGTATGTTGGGCACACTTCAAATATAATCCCAGATTATGTGTATCGCCCACCTCCACCACCCAGTCGGCCATTTCACTATTGCGATAGTCATAGCCGTTCTGCCATGCTTCCTGTTGCCGTATGACTATTACCCCGTATTCAGGGATTACATGGCGCCTGGGGACCAGCTGTACCTCACTGAAAGCCAGTTTTCCATCCACATTGATAACATCGCCCAGCTGAATGAGCGAATGCCCCCAATAGTGGCTGTCCAATGCCAGTTCCATAAAGGTCTTGAACCATGGAGCTTCAAAAATGGCTGTCAGTTCGGGATTTTCAACACCTTCCCGGTTAACAATACGGAAGCTCTTGTTCAGCACATATCCGCTACGTTGTCCCACACACCCGGTGAGGTGCATGTCCACTTCCACATCACCGTACACGTCGTATAGTGGTACCCGGTTGGGATATTCCACATTCTTGGCGTATTGCCAGGCATTCCGCCATGTCCGCAGGTCTTTCTTCGTCAAGGCTTCCGTCTGCAGCTGCAGGTTGACTGAAAGTTTCGTTACCCGTCTAAGCTCGGAGGGATTACCGAGATTTACCCGGCCTATCCTTACCGGATTCTTTTTTTTGTAATTGTTGCCCATAGCTTTTCTTTTTAAATTTCGGTTTCCGTTCCTTACCAGATATACTCATTCCTCTTGGCCGAGCCATAACGGACAGGATTGTGGCAATCTTCCTCCCCGTCCTCTCCGGTAAGGGTAGGTATACTGGGGGTTACGCGCCCCGCCTGTATCTCTTTCAGATAGTCAAGCGCCGCGTTATAGCGTTTTTCACGCACTTCGCCTCCCATTCTCTGTGGTAGCGAGCATGCCATATGATAAAGGGCAATATCCACTGCACATCCCACCATCTCGGCGTCACGTTTTTCGCCTTCCATGGCAAAGGCCGTATCCACATCATAGCGTCCGCGCAAGGCGCTTGCTATACGCGAGAGGGCACGATTCTCAGCGACCCGGCGGTTCTCTTCAGAGTTCTGCTGCATGATCTTCAGCGCCTCCGGTCCGACTTGTATGTAATCCTTTTCAGTGATAAACATGATTTTGTATATAAATTAGGGTTTGTAATCTTACGTTTTTTTACCAGGACTGTGAAGGTGGCCGGCGTATCCCCATACGTGGGACAAAACTTTCTTCCCGTACCTGTTTCTGCAGCTTGTAGATAGCCCCTTCGTCAGCATCCGGTCCGTCGTCATGTGCACGACTTCCTTTCTCGAAAGCAAGTGTCTGCTCGATTCCGGTCTTCATGTCATTGTCATTCTTTAGTTTCTCATTATACCAGACAAAGCCTCTTTCCCACAAGGGGCTTACCGCTTCGATACGGGCGAATTTGTCGGGTTTCTTCCGCTTGTCAGCTGTAACGGGAACCTGGTAGCCCCGTTGGTTTCCCTCACGTTCGAACTCATCCAGTATGGTGTCCTGCATGAAGTTGGCTTCCATATAAATGGTTACGGCCGCATCCTCGGGTAACATATCCCACAGGTCATACACCCAACGTACCATTTCTCCTACACTGCATTGGCGTACGAAAGCACGCAGGCAGTGCAGTTCCGTATGCTTGGCACTTTTCAGGCCGCAGCGGGGGCGTCCCCAGAGCTTGGCGGCCTTGTAGTCGTTCTTGCTGCTGTCCTTAAAACTCGGGTCGATGTAAAGAACCAGACTCTCGTAGTAACGGAGTTTAAGCATGCGTTTCCACTGTATCCACCGTTCCTGAAATACAGCCCCTTCGGTAATGGGATTGTGCATGTATTCTTTTTGGAAACTGCGATAACCCATAAATTTCTCGCGACTGCGTAACATTTCAATGGTATAGCATTCCGGCCAGGCGGGTTTCCCGTCCTTGCCTATGGCATAAACCGTACTGGTGTAAACAGTATCGCTGTCTATGATTTGCTGCAGTACGCTGTTTTTGCTGATGAGGTTTCCTACCATGATGAAACGTCCTTCTTTACCGCCGAAACAACCGAAAAGGGCTTCCTTGACCCATTTTGTCATCTCACGTACACGAGCCTCACTCCGACACATTTCGTCGTCGTCAAGGTCATCCACTACGATATAGTCCGGACGCTTATCGCGAAAACGTAACCCGCGCGGTGACTGTCCGCGTCCGCGGCTGAAAAAGGCACATTGGTCTTTAGTGACAAATTCACCTTCCTGCCAACATCCTGAGTTGTACTGTTCACCGAAGTCTTCAATGATGTACTGGTTGAACTGGAGTTCCGCCTGCAGGTCGCTCAACAGAGCATCGGCATTGTCCTCGCTTTTCCCCACCAATACCATGACGTATAGCTCCCCCTTGAACTTTAGCCATAGAGGGATTCCCACGTCCAGGTGTACAGACTTGGCATGTCCGCGCGGCCACTTGAAAGCGGCTCGCATTTCCCGGTGTTTCTCGATGTAGCGGGCGGCCTCGTTGTGGAATTTGGCGTTGGGGCATTGGCAGTAGTGGCTCAGATATCGCTGGCAGAAGTAGTCGTAATCCTTCAAGGCACGGGCGATGTTTTCTTTCCTTTCGGCTTCAGTCTCCGGCTTTCGTTTCGAGGTGAGGCGCAACAGGCGCTGGCAGTGTTCATTCCACCGCAGCAAGGCTTCTTTCTTTTCTTCTGCTGTCATTTCTGTTTGAATTTGACTCCCATGAATTCACTGTGCATACGGTTGATGAGCACAAGTATTTTGTCGTCTACCTCGGGATATTCGTCCCGGTGGGCCACCAGCCAGTTCTCGAACTCTATAAGCGTATCCACCTTATTCACTATGGTGGTACTCAGGTTAATCTCCTTGATGGCCTTTACCGATTTGAGCAGTGAATCAGCCATCCGTCCGATGCTTTTCTCGTCACCGTCCGCCTTGTCAATGACATCCCCCAGTTTGGAAAGCGTTCTGGAGGTTATCGCCTCTTTGCTCATCTCACGTGCGGCCCGTTCTTCTTTCCAGCCTTCCGAGTTGATCCAGCGGCTGACCGACTGGCGGCTTACTCCTGTAAGTTCCACGATCTGTGCTACGGGCGTCCCTTTCATGTACAGGTGTTTGGCGACCGTTTTCTGTTTGTCCTTACTGTTTGCCATATTCTTTATAAGTTATCCGTTTATACCGGCAAAGTTGCAAACTCCCCGGCTGGTTGCGAAAAAACGGGGCAATCCCTACAGACTATTACAGAGGGCTTACACACTTCCCTGCAACGGTTACACACTTTTTTGTGCGGTTATGGGCATAGCTGTAAGTTTGCGGCAAAATGAGACGAAAATGGGAAAAAGAATTACTATATCGACCGAGAGCCTGAATTGCTATGGTACCTGGGTAAAGACCGACGGTGTGGACTGCGGGCAATATCTGAATAATCCGGTGATGCTTTGGATGCACACGAGAGGTGTCATCATCGGTTGTATAAAGGATTTCAAAACAGAAGGCAAGGTGATGACGGGAGAACCGTATTTTGATGAGGTACGTGAGGAATCAAGACTCGCAAAACAGCAATGGGAGAAAGGTACGCTCAAGATGTGCAGCCCTTATTTCGAGATACTGGAGTATAGCGAGGACCCCTCGCTGTTGAAACCCGGCCAGACACGCCCTACCGTCACAAGGTGTAAGCTTATCGAAGTGAGTATGGTGGATATCGGTGGCAATGATGACAATATTGTCCGCTTGGGATACCAGGGAAAGGATTTGAGGCTGGCAGCCGGTGAGGAGTGCGACGCCTTACCCCTGCTGAAAGATAACAGCGGAGATTTTCCGCAAAACAATAATTCAAAAGAAAAGGAAAGTATGAACGCAGATTTTAAAGCTATCGCCCTGAAGCTGGGCCTGCCGGAAACGGCAACGGAAGCGGAAATCCTTGCCAGAATAGGCATTTTGCAGGGATTCCAGAATGCAAACGAGGAATTGCGCAAGCAGCTTGACGAAATCAAACTGGCAGGAGTGACGCAGATGGTGGATGACGCCATCAAGGCGGGAAAGTTCAATGCCGACAAGAAGGATCATTTCATCAGTCTGGGCAAGACCATGGGAGCCGACGCGCTGAAACTGACATTGGACAGCATGGCTTCCGCAACCAAGCCGATACAGTTGTTAGGCGGTACAGGTAACACGCCGGGCGGTACGGTACCCAAAGGACAATGGAACAAGCTGAGAGAGGTTCCGGAAGCGGAACTGAAGCTCATGCGCGAGAATGATCCGGACAGATATCGTGCCTTGTACAAAGCGGAATATGGCATCGATTGCCCGAAATTCTAAGAGAGTGAGAAAAAGATTTCTAATTTAAAAATGTAAGAAAATGATTAAATTTATTTGTGGCATGCTGTTCAATATCCTCATGGGAGTGACTTTGGCATGCATGGCGGGGGTAGACCCTGCCTATGGAATGGTGACGGGAACGGTTGTTCCGGTTGTACTTGGTAACTTCATGCCTGCAGGCTCCGCTTTTGAAGGCGTCTACACAGAGGTTTGGACCGGTGAATTGGTAAAACGCCTGAATGCCGGGCTGGTGGCGAGTTTTCTGAACGGGATTCCTGACTATTCGGCCAAAGCCGAGAATGAGGTCATCCATCTGGTGGATGTAGGCGGTGATCCTGATGTGCTGATAAACAATACCACCTATCCGATTCCGGTCCAGAATCTCGCGGAAAGCGATATACCCATCGGTCTGGACAAATACCAGACAAAAGCGACCCGCGTGACGGATGACCAGTTGTATGCCATTTCATACGACAAGTTCTCCACCGATGTGGAACGGCACAGTAATGCCATAGATACGGCCAAATACAAGAAAGCCATCCATGCACTGGCTCCGTACAGCAATACGAAAACCACTCCTGTAATTCCTACTTCAGGTGAGGCGGACACTGCAGGTCGCAAGAAGATGACGCGCAAGGATGTCATCGCCCTGAAACGTGCTTTCGACAAGGCGGAAATACCTACCGACGGACGGCGCCTGGTACTTTGTCCCGACCACATCAATGACCTGTTGGAGGAAGACCAGAAGTTCCGCGAGCAATACTATAACTACACTACCGGCAAGGTGATGAATATGTATGGCTTTGAGATTTACGAATTCGTGAACTGCCCGTACTTCACCAATGCCGGCGTGAAAGTTCCTTTCGGTACCGCTCCCGGTGAGACGGATATGCAGGCCTCCGTCGCATTCTATGTTCCCCGCATGTTCCGCGCACAGGGTTCTACAAAAATGTACTACAGTGAGGCACGTATCAACCCTCAGACGCAAGAAAGCCTTGTTAATTTCCGTCACTACGAAATCACGATGCCCAAAAAGCAGGAGGCTATCGGTGCTATTTACAGCTATGACGGCAAGACAGCACAGACTTCCAATGCTGAGGTGACGGCGGACAAGCATTGGGCGCAGATTCGTCGCGAAGCCGCAGAAGCCGCGGCAAAAACTGCTGCAGAAAAGGCTGATCCCATCCCGGATGATGCAGGTGAAGAACTGGAGGTATAGCCATGAGCAGAGGTTTACGCAACAATAATCCGGGTAACATCCGCCTGTCACGTACTGTGTGGCAGGGGGAAATCCGCCCCTCGCGTGACAGGTCTTTCTGCCAGTTCCGTACGATGGCCTACGGTTATCGTGCCCTGATAAAGTTACTGCAGAACTACCGCCGTAACAACGGCTGCCGTACGATAGCGGACTTCATCAACCGCTGGGCGCCTCCTGTGGAAAACAACACTTCCGGCTATATCAGCCGGGTGTGCCGGGAGATGCAGGTTCCGAACACGTATGTGCCCGATGTGAACGACCGGGTAACCATGTGCGCTTTTGCCGCCGCCATCTCACAGGTGGAAAACGGAGTGCCGGCAGTAACGGCGGACGTGGAAGCGGGATGGGAACTGCTCTGATGATTGATAACCCTTAATGATTTCCAGCCATGAATTCAGACCTGATAATGCAGATTCTCCAATGGCTTGTGCCGAGCGGCATTGCCGGTTCCCTCTGGGCATGGCTGAGACATCGGGAGAACAACAAGGTGCTCGCCGCCAAGGAGCGGAACGACGCCTATAAGGAAATGTACGACAACCTGTCAGGAACATTAATAGACTTACAGAATGAGAACATTAAACTCTACAAGGCAGTGCGGGAACTTAACCGTACCATTCAGAGGGCTTCTACTTGCCGGCATTATGCTGACTGCCCTATCCGTGGCGAGCTGCAGAAGTCCGGAACCATTGGTGCGGAACGAGCACAGCCGAAAAGACAGCCTCTCGGGCAGAAGCGGGTTCGCTCTCCTGCAGCAGCCTGTTCCGCCCAGCATGGCGAAGACGAAATTCCCGACGGATATGCTGGAACTGATTCCGGTGGGCACAGGCTTTAGCCGCCGCAGCGGGCAGGCTACGGTGAATGTCACCCGCATATCGGAAGACAGCCTGGAAGTGACGGCTGCCTGCGACAGCCTGGCCCGGCAGATACTCATCCTTACCGAAGAGAACATACGCATCCGTAACGAGCTCTTCAGGGAGAAGGAGAAACCACCACCTGAAACGGTACATGAACCTACCGGCTTCCAGTGGTTCCAGATATGGATCGGGCGCACGGCCGTCGCCGCCCTTCTGCTGGGAATACTCAGACGGCGATTTATTAACCCTTAAACTTGGAATAAACATGGATAAATTAATATTCGGAATGTCGCAGGTCAAATTCTGCGGCCTTGAAATCGGCTGGTTCGACGAACAGGGAGTCACCCCTGCGGGTACCGCCGCTACCCAGGTGGACATCTACGCCGCCCAGGTAAAGGACGGCCCTGTGGCGACAATCACGAGCAATCCGGGAAAGAAGGCCTTTACGGGCAACCTGATTGACATGTCGGCTGAAAACCTTGTGAATACAATCGGAGGGAGCAAGGATGACCAGGGCAACTGGGAGCCGCCCGAGAAATGGGAGAAGACGGGTGTCATGGATATTGTCTGTGACAGCGGCCATACCATCCGCCTTTACAAGGCGAAAGTCACCGGCAATGACTTCGGCGGCGGCGTGAACTCCCAGGGCGTACTCTCCGTCCAGCTCAACATCGAGGTTATGAAGGATGAGAACGGCAAGCGGATGAAGATATTCGCCCCCGGCATCGATCCTGAAACCGGCAAACCGAAACCGTCTGAAGAAGCCTGACGCGTATGGAGCGCCTTGAAATGGAAATCCTCTCGGAAAGGGTAATGCAGGACGGGGGCATCTCGCTTCCCTTGCGCCTTCCCGGCGGAAGGCATATCCGCTGGGTGATGCGTGTCCCCACTTATGCGAGCCTGCTGAATATCGGCCGGATGTACCTGAAACTGGGAGTCCGGTATGACGAGGTGAAGGAATATGACTTCGAGCAGAAAGTGGAGTTCATCACCCGCCACGGGGTGGGCGTGAGCCGCATGGTGGCCTGCGGTATCGTCCGGGGGCGTATCCTCTCCCCGTTGCTGAACCGCCCCGTAGCCTGGATGCTCCGGCACTGGATGCACCCGGCCGCCCTTGAGGAAGCCTGGATAATAGTCGTGCGCATGTTTGGTACTGTCCCTTTCGGAAATATTATCAGATTGGCGGAGACAATCAACCCGATGTCGCCCCTGCTGAGCCACGGAAAAGGATAGAACGGGAGTTAAAGGGCTATATGGAGCCTTCACATAGCCCGTTCGGACTGATAGGACAGATAGCCCGCGATACGGGCTGGAGCATAAGGTATATCCTGCACGGGGTGAACTATCCGACGCTCATGCTGATGTGGCGGGACTGTCCCAGGCATATTCCCGCACGCAGAAAGACGCCCGCCGAACTTTCCCGGGAGATGTCCGCCC